CCCCGGGGTTTTGTTGGCCCGATCGAACGCCGCCTGGATGGCCTCCCTGCGGCTTGGCGGGCGCACCTTGGAGCCCTGGAGGTCGCCGACCGGCCGATCCGGCGCCTGCTGGCCAACCGGATTGGAGCTGTTGATGGGGTTCTGGTTGATCACCACCTCGTTGACCTGAGGGGTGGGGTTAGGCTCAGGCGCGGACGCGGGTGCGGGATTGACGGGTACGTCTGACATCTCGTTCTCCGTTTGTTTTTGCTACGAAATCTGTTTTCGTAGGCTTTTAGACTTTCCCGCAACTCACGGACTGGCTGTCCGTACCTTGCGAATGACCTTTCGAATGGTTTCGCGACGCTTGGCCCGCTTGTCGGCCTCAACGAACTCGCGGCCGACCGATTGCGGAATGTCGACCTTCTTGGCAAACGCCGCATTGTGGGCCACAGCGCGCATCAGGTCGGCCTGCGCCTTACTTTTGCTGGGCATGACGCTCTCCCGCCTTGTAGCGCGCCACAGCCTTCTGGATCGACTGCCGGCGGCCTTCTCTGTCGGGCAGGATCCGCTTGCGCGGCTTAGGTTTTTCGGTGCCGACCTCGGTCAGCCCGAGGGCGCGACCGACCGCACGGAACTGGCGCTTGGAGGTATAAAACCGGCCGTCGACCTGCTCGGTCGGCTCCATGATGTCGGAGATGACGTAGGGCAGCGGCAGATCCGAGCGCGCCGCTTTAGCTTGCTCGCGCTTGACCCGCCATCTACCGGGTTCCACTTCGATCAACTCGACCATCCGCACCTCCGCGGCGAGCGACGTTTTTGTTTTCGTCGCCATTTTCGTCGCTTTGCGCCGTCCGTAACAATGGCGGCGCAACATAGACCACCGGCCAGCCATAGACGGCGACCTTGGTCACGGCCACCCCGAAGCCGTTGGCGGCCTCCGTGACTGGCAGGCCGCGCAAGGGCGCGACCGCCGTGACGTCGACCACGGGAATGCCGCCCGAGGCTTTGGTGACGACGGGCCAGCCCATTACCGCTTGCCCTTCTTGAGCCGCTTATGGGCCGGGGTTTCCTTCTTCGGCTTGCGCGCCGCCGCGCTGGTGCGGCGCCCGGCCACGGCCGTCCACTCGAACACCAGCACGTCGCTGGTCTCCTCGCCGCGGGCGACCTCGACGTCGACGACGCCGGCCACGGTGCCCATCGGGGCGATCGCCGTCAGTTCAGTGGCCGAGACAAAGCTGGTCGGCAGGTCCGCGTCGTCGAATACCACCAGGCAAGTGGCGTCGAAGCCGTCGCCCGCGATCGTCAGCGGGATCTCGGTCTCCGGTCCAATGACGTGGGTGTCGGGCGTGACGCTGGTCAAAACCAGCGGCGGCAGTTCCGGCGCGGGCGGCGTTTCGCTGTCGTGCGGGGTCGGCACCGGCTCGTTGATGCTGGCGAGCGAGGGCGGGAACGGTCCGATCGGGGAAATTTGCGGCTCCACGGCCTTGGGCGCGGCCTTGGCGGGTTCGTCGTGCGTTTTCGTGGTCATGTGAAGGTCCAGTTCACGGTTGCGGTTTGAACAACGCCGCCGGTGACGACATAGACCGGCAGGGTGCCGGCGGTGGCTTTCTTGGGCGCCGTGCAGGAGATCGTCGTCGGCGAGGTGTACGTCGTCGGATACGAGATGCCGTTGACGTTGAGCACACTCTGCGGCGTGAAATTGGTGCCGGTGGCTGTGCAGGTACCGTTGCCGCCGCCGCTGGCGATCGAGGCAATGCTGGTTAGCGTCGGGTTGGTTGCCGGCGACAGGCTGGAAGGATGCGAGGCATTCGGGCCGGCCGTGATGATGGCCGCCGTCAGCGCCGGCCCGGTGCCGACCGTCACCAGCGGAACCGGCGCCAGGACGTTGACGCCGTACTTTTTCGGGTCGACGCCGTAATCGGTCGCCGTACCCGCCGACTTGGTCATCAGCACTTCGGTGCCGGCGCCCTCATGCGCGACGCTGGTCGAGGCCGGCACCGCGCCGACCATGTTGGGGTTGAACGGCGGCGTACCCGTGCCGGGATAGGTGCCTTCGGTGCCGCCGGAGGTGGTGCTGGTGCCGCCGGCGAGCGCCGCCACGTTGGTGGCAAAGGAGGTCAGCGTGCCGGCCGAGCCGTCGTCGTAGTAGGGCGGCGGGCTCTGGTTGACGCCGTAGGGAGACTGCGGCCGCGCGTCCAGCGCCAGTTCCGGCGTGTTGCGCGTCGTCAGGTTGAACATGTTGGCGTAGCTGTTCTTGGTGTAATTGGGCGGGTTAGGCCCGGTTACGCCAGTCGAACCGAAATTGGTCGGCGGCGTCGGGCTCGGCGTGGTGACAGTAGCTGTGCTCTGGGCCATCCTGGTCTCCTCTGGGTTATCCCGCGCCCACAAAACAGGAACGGAAAGCGAACGTATTCAGGCATACTTGTTCTGCGCGGCCAGACTACCTATGCCGCGGTTGTCGTCCTCGAGCTCGGCGTGCTCCTTGCCCAGCAGCACCTGATCGCGCAGCCAGTGCGGGTCGACGCCTAATTTCTGCGCGCGCTCCCAGATCCGCTGCGACAGCAACTCCAGTTTGCCTGCGCCGATCGGTGTCTTGACGCCAGTCTGTGGCGCGTAGGTGCCCCAGGTCAACGCCTGCGTCGGCACGGCCTCGATGCCGAGCGGCTGCGAGACATTCTGCCGGAACCAGGGCGCGAAGGTACGGTACTCGGAGCCGCCCATGTAGTCGCCGGGGCCAGCGTTCTTGCGTACGTCCGACATGCCGACGGCGCGCGTAAAGTGCGCGTCCGGCACTGGCCAGGCAGTCTGAAAGCCGGTCTGTGGCACGCCGCTCGCCTGCGTATAGAGCGGGATCTTGACGGTGTCCTGGCCGTAGCCGTGCTGGCCCGTGAGCCACCATTTCGAGGCTGGGTCAGTGTGCGTCGGCGCGTGCCGCAAATGCGGGATGATGTCGGCCATGGCGGACGGGAAGCCAGCGCCGCGTTTCTCGACCGGCATGCCGCCGTACCTAACAAAATCCGGCAGCTGGCCGCGCTCCGCCATCATGCGAGCGCCGGTGCCGCGGTTGATCTCCTTCATCACATCCGAGGAGGCCGAAAACGGCGTCATCATCGAATTGAATTTATTATACTCAACGACGGCGCGCTCCGGTCCCAGCAATTGCTCGAGGCGCTGATAGGCCGGGTCCATCACGTACCACGGCACCATGCCGCGCTCGAGGCCAGGATACTTTCGCGCCTCTGAGAGCGTATCGATCAGCCGCTGCGCGTTGGCCGGGTTCATAATGTTCTCGGCCGCGTAGGAGCCCTGCGGTTTCTTCGGCTGCCAGATGTTCGGCGCGACATTGCCCTGGCGTGTGCCCTGCTGGCTGATGCCGTAAAGGTCGTCCCGCGTGACGCCAAATAGTTCCTTCAGCGCGGGGTGCTCGGGCGCCACCATAGTATTGGCCTCGGCCGCAATCACGTCGGGGCGCTTGTAGATGCCTTCCTTGTAGATGCGCTGCGGATCCGTGACGTAACGCTCAATGATGCTCGGACGCGCGATGCTCGAGGTCTCGCCCAATACGGGCACCTTCAGGATCTCGCCTGGCACGATGGGAAGTGGCTCCGCGGCGGTCTTGGGTATCTTGACGCCCTTGGTCGCCAATCCGCCACCAGAGGCCGCCAGCGCCACATTGGTCGCGTTATCGATGTCTTGACTGGTGATATTCACCAACGGACTGGCCGTCGTATACTCAATTGGCGAGGGCGCGGACGGCGGCGCTATCTCTGGCGGCGTGCCGCGCATGGTATTGGTCCAGGGATCGTTGCCGAGTGGCCGGTAAGCGTCCTGAGCCGCGAGCGTGCCCATCACCCAGTCATCATTCATGGCAGGCCCCCACCGCGCGGCGGCTGCGTCATCTTGAATTGTTGCTGCGCACGACGGTCCTGCGCCTGCTGGTCGATGTGAGCGGCCTTCATCGCGCCCTGCTGCAGCATCATGTTGTTCTTGGCGGCGTCGGTCTGCATCTTCAGCTGCGCCTGCGCCAGTGCGGCTGCGTGGTGCTGCCGATCGGCCTCCATTTCCATCTGGGTCTGCTGCAGTTTCATGGCGTGTTCCTGCTGCCGACCGGCCACCTCGGCCTGCTTGGCCTGGGCGTCGATCGCGTTGTCCTGCGTCGCGGTATGGCTCTTGAGCTGGATCTCCTGCTGCTTCAGCGCCCGATCGGCGTCGTCCTTCTGCTTGGCATAGGTCAATTTCATCTGCTCGACCTGCAATTGTATCTTGCCGGCGGCCGTGGTCGGGTCGTCGCCCTTGCCCTGCGCGCCCTTCTGCTTCATCTGCTCAACCAGCTCGTCGATCGCACCGTCGAGCGCGCGTCCGGCGCGGAACGGCGCGGTGGCGAACTTCAACAGCTCACCGCAGAAGCCCGCGGTCTGCGGCTCGCTGGCGATCATCTGCGCCAGCTGCGGCAACAGCCCGCCCAGTACCTGCATGAACTCGCTGCGGCGCTGCTTCTCAGCGTTCTCGTCCGCCATGATCGTCGAGTCGGTCTCGATGTCGAGCACGAACGACTTGATGCGGTTGTCGCGCAGGAAGCGCAGCACCTGGTCGATGGTCGGCTCGAGCGCCAGCGTTTGAATTTGTTGCTGTTGCGCCATTTGCTGCTGCTGGAATTGCTGCTGTAGCTGCTGCAGCTTGTCGGGCTGCGTCTGCATCATCTGCTGCCCTTGCGGGCTGTTCAGCATCTGCATCGCCTGCTGGGCTGCCATCGCCATCTGCTGCTGGATCTGGCCAATCTGCTTGCGCATGTCGGCCGTGGTCGGCAGCTGCGTCTGCGACATCTCAACCATGGTGACGTCGTCGAAACGCTCGGTGATGATTTCCGCGGTGATCTCGACCAGGTCGCGCGAGATCCGCGCCAGCTCCTGCTGCCGATCGCGAATCCGCGTCGTGCCGTACTGCGCCTTGAGCTGTTGCGCGCCCAGTGTCTCGTTGGGATCGGTGTCGCCGCGCATGATGTCGGCCATGCCGGTCAATTGATAGATGTCATCGATCACCTGCTTGCGCAGCGTCACGAGGCCAGTGATGGCGGCGACGATCTGATCGATCGGCAGCCAGATCACGACCTCGTTGGATTGGCCGAACGAGGCCCAGTTGGCGATCGGGATCAGCATGCGACCCGGCGTGTGCGTCGTCACCGCGGCCTGGATCGCCTCGGCAAGTTCAGCGCCGCCGGCAGGATAAAACCCCTTGGCCTCGACGGCGTCGGACAGCGCGTGGATCCGACTGGTCAACAAATTGATCTCTTCCAGCTGGTCCTTGTATTGCATGACGTCGGGCACCGGCACCAGTGAGCCGCGCTGCGTCGTGCCATAGGCCGGTCGCGGGCACGGGAAGAAGCACTGCAGATCAAGGTGCGGGTCGTCCTCGTCGAGAATGTCGTCGCAGCCCTGCGCCACCCAGACCACGCGACGCTCGCTCTTACTCCAGATCTCCCAGAACTTGGCGCGCTCGCGATTATCAGCGCCACCAATTCGCTCGTGGTCCTTGTCGACGCGGTACTCGGCATCCTGATAGGCGTCGCCGGAATACGGCCTGAAGCGTTGCCGCGCCTCGGCGCGTGTCAGATAGCTGGCGCCGGCGACCCAGGTCACCTCACGCCAGTTGCGCGAGACTGAATGCAGGAAATCGCGGCGGCCCTTGAAGTCGACGCAGACCTTTTCGTGGTCGTAATTGCTGTCGCTGTCGCCGCCGCTCTCGTAGCGGCACCACGGCACGCCGCGGCCGTACAGCGCCAGGTCATCTCGCACCAATAGCATCAGTTCGTTGATGCGGGTGAGATCAAAGGCCACCGTGGCGCAGCGTTCGAGCACCTCGCTGGCCTCCTGGTACACCGGGCGGCGGTCCTTGAACTTCGGCACCACGACCGGCACCGGCGGCTTGGCATAGATCGACGGCTTAATGACCTCGCAATTGGCCCAGAACATCTGGAACTCTTTATCGCGCGCATGCTGCGCCAGTCGCTCCAGGCTGGCGTACTGCTTGTCGATGTTGTCGCAGTGCGTGTTCCAGTTCTCGAAGGCGTCCTCGCTCTCCTGCAGCAGGTTCAACCAGGCTTTGGCGCTCTTGGGCTCGAGCGCCGGGTTGAACTCCTGGTCATCGTAGCGCAGGTCGTCGCCGGTCGGCGCCGGCGTGGGTTTGCCATACTCAGCCATTGCGCAAATATCCCTTCTTGCGCCTGATCGGGATCACGTTCTTTGGTTTGTCGCGGTTCTCCAGTGTCGACCAGGAATGCAGGTCGCGACAGATCGCAGTGTAGACGATCTCAGCGGTCGCGATCGCGTCCTCGATCTCGCCGCCCTCATGCCAGATCGCCTGCGTCAGCGCGCCAGTCAGCACCGTGACTGCTTCGTCCCAGGGCAGCTTGCCGAACACCTTCTTCGACTTGCGCTGCAGCCTGCGCTCAGCGCGCTGCTTATAGCGTTTCATTCGACGGCCTCTTTCGCTTCCGCCTCGGCGATCATCTGCTCGAGCAGATCCGCGCAGCGACGGATGATACCGCCGATGCGCGCATTGCCGTACTGATCCATCGCCTTGGCGACCATGCCCAGCTCGCCAACCAGTTCGAACGCCGTGTCCGCCTGTTCCTTGGTCACAGGATAATGCCTCCGCGCCGCGGCTCTTGCGGTGGTGGAATGAAAAAGCCGGTGCGTGGCGGCAGCTTGATCTCGCGCAGCGGCGCCGGCCGGTAACTCAACGCCAGGTAGCGAAAAGCATCGGCCGGATGACAGGTCCAGTCGTGCACTTCGTTGGCCTTGAACGTTTTCTTGTCCTCGTCCCATTCGCGCCGGTACTGCTCCAGCGCCGCAATGCCGGTCTCCTCGGTGCGGCTATGAAATACACACAGCGGCAACGTGCGACGCACCGCGTTGATGCCGTCATCCTTCGACACGAACGGCACCGGCTCAGGCCGCAGGCCGATCGCTCGCATGGTCTCGACGCGCGTCCGCCCCGTGCCCCACTCCCTCACCTTGGCGTCGTGCGGCACGTAATCGGCGCCGTCGCGCCAGCCGTGCAGCTCCTTGCGCTTCTTGATCACGTCGGCGTAGTGCTCGACGCCGACGCCAGAGGCCGCGTAGTGGTCGAGAATGACGACCTGGCCGCCCTGAACCTGCCACCACCATATCGACGTGTCGTCACCCACGCCGAGATCCCAGGCACGGCTGACGGGCCGATCGGGCAGCGCCTCGACGTCGTCGAGAATACGCCCCTCGTTGCGCACGTCGCGCATCTCGTGCGCGTAGAAGGCGCCGAGGATGGCGGCCGAGAAGCTGCAATACAGCTCCTGCTCGACCATCGCACGTCCGGCGTCCTCGCCGAACATGTTAGTATATTCCGCTACGGTTTCGGCAATAGTCTCTGCCGAGAGAGCACCGGTGTCGTCAACGGTGAGGATCTCGCTGAACCATCCTGGCGTTCGAGCTGCATGCTGATAGGTGTTGAGTAGATGATTGCGTCCGCGGGGAGTAGAGATCCAGCACGCCCAGCCATTGTTCTCTTCCAGGATCGGCCGGTAGTAGGCCCAGGCCGATGGGTTGGCGAGTGACCACTCGGAGAAAACAATTCCAGCTGTACTGGATCCGATGCCGCCGCCTGATGTGACTGAGTCGGAGCCAACGACCTGCCAGGTCGAGCCGTTGACGGCCTTGATCCACATGTCGTGCTCTCGGATGCCGGCGCGCATTTCCTGTGGAAAACACTCATCGATGCGTCTCCGCCCTGTGTGTGGATTGACCGCGTCGAACACCGCCTTGCGACCAGAGGCATACTCCGGCAGGCAGTGCCAGTAGTTGCCGGGCCGCTCGAGCATCGCCACAGCCGTAGCGTGCATTGCGATTTCGTCCTTGCCGGCGCGACGATGCCACACTGCGACAGCACGCCTGCCACCACGCATCAGATAATTCCACAGGCGCTTCTGGTGCGGCCGCGGCTTCCAGCTGCGCTGTGGCACGCTGATGTCGGTGATGTCGCCCATCACTTCTTCTCATCGTCATCGCTGAGTAGCTTGCGAATGGTGATGCGTAGTTCACCTTCTAACTTCGCATCGTGCGGCTGATTTGGTTTGCCCCAGCCGCGATCGAGCAGCATACCGATCGCGCGCAGCCTGATGTCATCCTCGACGCCTTCAACAGCTGTGACATAGCCACCCAACCGCTTGATGCTGGCATTGGTGAAGCTGCGACAAAGCGATCGAAGATCCTGCTCACGATCCGCAATTTTCTTTTTGGGGTTAGGCACTTGTTTGTGGGGTCACCCCCGCCTCCAGTTTCGTCACACGCTCTTGAATTTGCTCAAGTTTTAGCTCCAGCTGCGCCTCCAGAACCGCGATCTGCGCATCGATCGCGCCGATCAGCTCCCGCATCTCCGCCGCGGACCTCACCTCGGCTTCCGCCTCGGCCGCGGCGATCAGTGGGACTATTTTCATATTGGACATGACTTGACCTGCCGAGAGAAAAGGGGCGCGCAAGAGCATGCGCGCCCCTAGATTTGGCGTCAAGTGACAGCTGACCTACCGCCGCTTGCGTCGGTTGATCGATTGCGCCACCAGGGCCGCCCAGAACAGCGCGATGATGAATGTCAACATGCTCACCACCTCTTGTGGCGATCAGCCGTCCACTTCGGCACCACGGGCGCGTCACCATGCGCGAGTAGGCTGCGCAGCAGCAACACCTCGGCCGCCGGGATCTCGGCGTCGCCGCGACTGTAGCGATGCGAGGTCCGCGCCGATCGCCCCAGATAGCGCCCGGCACTAGCCAGGTTCAAACCCAAAGCGCGCAGCACCCGGACATACTCCGCGGGCGTCATCTCGCGATCGTTCTGCCAGTTCATGGGTATTCCCCCGGACGAACGGCAAACCGCAGCATCAGCCCCAGCAACATGCCGACAGGCGACGGCGCACCGCGAATAGCGTAATTCTGTCCGGTGCGCTTGCTCAACCCCATCCACTGCCCAGCCGCTTCCTGGCTCAGCCCCAACCTGGCGATCGCCGCCTTGTACTCATCGCCAGTCATGTCTGCTGCTCCTCGAAAAACAGTTTTCCGTGGTCTAGCGGACTGGTGTCGAACCCGTTTTCTCTCAGCCATTGCAGCTGCTCCTCCTTGAACCTGGGCCACCCCAAACGCTTGAACAGCAGCACCTTGCGCGCATCCGCAAACAATCGACTTCCCTTGACGTAATTACACCGCGCGCAGGCTGCGACCAGATTACTCGCTTTATTGCTGCCACCACGACGCCGCGGCACAAAATGATCGAGCACCAGGTTTTTTCCTGACTGCGCGGCCGTATCCCCGCAATAATAGCAACGTACACCCTGCTTTTGCACCACTATCCTCCACGAAAATGTTACGTTACGCAAGATACTACAGCACCCCACGCGAATACGCAACTGCTTCGTAACATTTCGTGATCAGGTAATACGAATATTTTGCGTGACACCCCTGCCTGACTGTCTTAGATTGCAACCACTGAAGCCAACCAAACAGGAAACAGGAACATGACCAACCTCAACACCCTGATCGACCAGTACGCCGTCCTCAAGACCGAGCTCGGCAAGCTCGAGGCCCAGAAGAAGGCGCTCGAGGCCGCACTCGCGGACCTGCCGAAGGGCGCCTACGAGAGCGAGCAGTACCGTCTCACCATCTCGGTCGTCGAAGG